AACGATAAAGACAGGCAAGCTTGTTTTAATCGGTTCTGTTGACGCTTCAGATATTTGGGAGTTTGACCCAACAATTGCCGGTTACGCTTCGGGCTCATGGTCGCAGTTGGATTCTAATTACCAAACAGAAATCGGCGTTCGGACGATGGCGGCTGGTTTTGATCTTGGTGGCTGGTTTTACATTCTTGGAGGCTGGGGCGGAACAGACTGCTATAAGACTCAAGATTTTTTGAACTGGACTTTAGTTGGTTCGCTGCCCTCCGCAATTAGTCGCATATCGGGTTGTGGTTGGTGCGTTCATAAAGGTGTAGCTCATTTAATCGGCGGATCAACGCGGCTCGCTTCGCCGTATGGACTCACGGAGTTTTATGCCGCTGAGACTCTTGGACATCACTACACCTTTGACGGTTCGACGTTCACTTTTGTTGAAACCGACGATGCGAAATTTGGGACAACTTGGTGCGATCTTGCAAGCGACGGAACTAATCTGTGGCTAGCCAAGGGCTACAACGGATCGGGCAATGTGCGAGGTCTACTCAAAAGCACTGACGATGGTGCAACATGGTCTGAGGTGTCCCCGCTAAACGATGGTTTGTGCTGGTTTAACGAATCCCATCGACGTGGAGCACTGTCAACGAATGGAGCGGCATACTTCGTTGGTGGCAACTTCGCTAACGATATTTGGAAGATGACATAACGCGGCTGACGTCGCACTTTTGAAAAGGTAGAGGCATGGTAACTGAGATTACAACAACGGCTCAAGACATCGATGGCGACTTCGACTTGGTGGTGCGCGGCAATCCTGAAGACATTCGGCAACCGATCATCCTGCAGAAGTCGCTCGGGGCTGGCACAACGAATCACATAACGATTCAAGTGTTCAACAACCAAGGGCATCACTTCGTCAAGAACACTGGTAGCAACTCGTTTAAGCTGGCTGCTGCTGTGCCTGGCGTGACAGTTGAGTTCAACCAGTAGCGATGGCAGTTCCAACGGACTACACCGACGAAGAGATTGCGGCCGCGATCGTTGAGGCTGGTGGGTACATTACGGGCGTTGCGAAGATTCTCGATTGCCGACCATGCAACCTTTCGCAGTACATCAAGAGCCGACCAGAGTTGCGGGACTTGCAACTCGATAACCTTGAAGAAGTGCTCGACAACGCTGAGAGGGGCTTACACAAAGCAATCTACGCGGAAAAACCGTGGGCAATTAAGTTCGCACTGTCACGACTGGGAAGAGGCCGCGGCTATGGTCAGAAGATCGAAGTTGAAGGCACTGGCAACAGTGCTAGTCGCGTTGTGGTTTATCTGCCCGACGATGGACGTGAGCAACCAGGGGCAATCGATGGAGATTCGACCGCAAGCGGGTCCACAGGATGTAGCACTTCGATCGAAGGCTGACATTCTCATTTACGGTGGGCAAGCGGGTGGTGGTAAAACCTGGTTGCTGTGCGCTGAACCGCTGCGAAGGATTCACAACCCAAAGTTTCGCGGGATTATCTTTCGCCGCACATTCCCACAGATCATGGGTGGTGGTGGTATCTGGGAAGAAGCCAACGGGCTCTATCGTCCATTAGGTGCTAAGCTTCGCGAGGGCGATAAGCTCGACGCTACGTTCTCGAGTGGCGCCGTAGTTGAGTTTAGTCACCTGCAGCACGAAAAAACCAAATACGATCACCAAGGGAAACAGTATTGTTTCATTGGCTTCGACGAATTAACGCACTTCACCCAGTCGCAGTTTTTCTATCTTCTATCTCGAAACCGTTCATCGTGTGGAATCGCACCATACATTCGCGCAACGTGTAATCCGCAACCAGGATGGGTTGCTGACTTTATCGCCTGGTGGATAGGTGAGGATGGGCTACCAATTCAAGAACGATCGGGCAAGCTGCGCTATTTCGTTCGCTTCGAAGATGACACGCTTGATTGGGCCGACTCGAAAGAGGAATTGATTGAGCGTCACCCTGAAAAGCAACCGGAGGACATTCTTAGCGTAACATTCGTTCCGGCGACATTGGACGATAACAAAATCCTGATGCAAAAGGATCCTGGTTACAAAGCCAAACTAATGTCGATGCCGCGCGTTGAGCGAATGCGGCTACTCGGGGGCAATTGGAGAATCAATGAGGGTTCGATCATCGATGTGGAATGGCTAAGCCGTCGTTTCAGCATCGAAAACCATCACTACGTTTTCAACTACCAGGGGAATACCTATCGTGTCCCGTTCGCTAAATGCCGACGCATCGCAACGATTGATACTGCGGGAACATCCAAAGAGAAAGCAGCACTCGCAAAACAGGGCAAGCAACCGAGTAATTCAGCTTGCGCGGTCGCAGATCACTTGCCAAGCTGGACGTTTTCATACGAGGGCCGACAAGAGACGCTTCGAAATCTACTGTTCATAAGGTATGTTTACGCTTCGAAAGTCGATTGGCCCAAGCTGAAAGTTGATATTCAAAAGGTTCTCGAAACGTGGAATGTTCAAAAGGCTTGGGTTGAAAACGCGCATCACGGTCAACCGCTGATGAGCGAAATCAAGGGGTGCAACAAAGAACTGGTTGGTCCGGTGATACCGGGAATGGGCGATACCAGTTCAGGGGCGAAACTCGAGCGCGCGGTGGCAAGTGGGATGCTCAGCCGTGTTGAGTTCGGTCAGATTCTTTTACCCTACGAACCAGAGCCTTGGGTGGCTGACACTGTTCGCGAGCTGACGACTTGGACCGGATTACCGGATGAGCCTGCAGACCGCATCGACACGATCAGCTATCTCTGTCACGTCACCAAGGCGGGGCATAATTCGTGGGGGGGAGTACCTACTTGAGCAAGGGCAAAAACACGATGACAAGCGCACCTACCGCTACACAACCAGCGAAGATCGAGCCACCTAAAACGGAGTTCGTTCCGCATCGCGTTGACCCGCTATTGAGCTTCAGTGAAGCCGGCCGCTTGATTGGCCGATCGCACACTTGCATAGCGAAGTGGGTTGAATCGGGCATTCTCGAAGCCGTACGCGGTGAAGGGAAGATGTACCGTAGGATTCGCAAGTCAGACTTGATTCGAGTGTCGGGTGTGGCTGCGTTCGCGCGTCAGTCGCCTTACTTCTGGGAGCAAGAGTCTAAGCTTCCAGAAAACTACGTTTACGATGAATCTTGGCCGCGCCCTCGCGTGCTGGACCAGATTACTTACTATCCAGTTCCAATGAATCAGTATTCAAGCGAAGACAATGCTAACTAGCGCCATCATCGGCCATTTAGTTGGCGACTACATTCTGCAAAACGATTGGATGGCTTTGAACAAAAAGCGGTCCACGTTGCATTGCGCTGTTCACTGTGCAATCTGGTCGGTTTGCGTGGTCGCGTTTGCGTGTTGGCCGCTCTGGTTGCTGGTCCCGCTGTTCGTGACTCACTTCATTCAAGATCGAACGCAGGTTGTCGCGTGGTGGATGGACCTGGTTGGACAAAAGCAATTCAGAACAGGCGCATGCGCGCCGTGGTCAATAATCGTGGTCGATAACGTGTGGCACGTTGTAACGATCTGGGCGCTTTCATTCGCAGTAAGGTAATCAAATGGCTAAGCTCAAATTTCTCGGTATCGCGCAAGCTGTTTCGCAAGTGACTGAAATCACGCTTGGGGGCACCTGGTCAGCAGGTGAAACCGCTCGCATCATCATCAACGGCAAATTCATCGAGTACACCGTTGTAACTTCCGATACTCCCGCGCTCGTTGCCGCTGGTTTGAAAGCGCTCGCAGCCGCTTCATCAATCGCTGAGTTCCGAGAAATCACTTGGACCGTCGCGACAACGAAAGTGACAGCAACCGGGACCGCTGGCGAGCCGTTCACTCTGACAGTTGCAGAGGGATCAGCAAGCGGAACGATTAGCGGTTCGGACACGATCAACGCCACAGGCCCATATCACTGGGATAACACCGGCAATTGGTCAACCGGCTCAGTTCCCGTCAACAGTGATGAAGTCTTCGTAGAGAGCGCCGTGGAGATTCGATACGGCTTTCCTACGGGACTAACGCTTGCGAAGTTTGTTCAATCCGCCGGCGCGGTCGGTTTGCCCGATGTCAATGTGAACGGCTACAACGAATATCGACCGACCTATCTAACGGTTAGCGCCGCAATCGTGTCGATCACCGGTGGAACGCGATCGCGAGTCAGTACCGAATCCGTTACTACTGTTGTCACCGCTCAGAATCGCTCGGGAACCGTGGACCTGAAAGTTAATCACTCGGGCGCTTCGATTCACGCGCTTTCGGGCTCCGTTCGCGTTGTACCATCGGACGCGGAAACGGGGCAGGCTTCGGTCATTCGATGCAACCCTGAAGCGCGGCTCGAAGTGGGCGCGGGCTTCACAGTCGCAACAGTGCTCTCAGCCGGTCAATCAACTCTGCGCTGTGCGATCACGACTCTGACGGTTGAAGACGGCTTATGTCTTCTCAGGGGCTCAGCAACCACCGTGAACGTCGCGGGTGGAACTTGCAGCTACGAAACCGCGAGCACGATCACAACGCTAAACCTGAGCGATACAGGGCTTCTTGAATGTCGGAACGATGTTCGCGCTAAGACGATCACGACATTCAACATGAACGGTGGGCGACTGAGCAATCCTTATCGAGTGCTGACGTTCACTAACGGGATCCAGCCGGGGGTTGATTTGTTGCAGGCTGGTTAAGCGACGGGCGCTCTTGAGTAAAATATAGCGCCAGAAAATCAGCGACATCGCGCGGCCACTTGTCTTTCTGTTTGGCAGCTTTAGCGTATCGCTCAACAAACGCATCACGGCGACGATTAACATCTTCTCGCGTCACTATCGTTAGATAACCGTTTATCTCAAGCGTTGCAGAATGGTCGCCAATGCGTGCAACGCAAAACGATTTTGCGCACAGTAGAAAAGCGTCGAAAGCGTCCATCTATTTGCCCTTTTGATTGGTTGTAGGTTGGGTAGGTCGTACCTGGTCATCACGTTCGCTGTCAGGGAGGCAACACAAGACGCGATGCTCTTGCGGAACTTCGGGCGGAGTATCCGAAATGAAATCGCCCGCGTAGCAGATGCCGAACTCTGTGACGTGTTTGGCGTTGACTTTTTCGAGATACGCAAACAATTCCTCGAATTTAACTACCGTTGATGCTTTTCGAAATTCGTAATCATCTAACTCCGCTTCTGCGAATGTGAAACCGTATCCGAGTACGCACCAATCATCACCGATCTTGCGATACAAAATGCAATCTTCAGCGCTCATCATTTACCCTTTGAAGACTTGCGAATTATCCGGCTAAAACTAACAACGAACACTGTTCGACAAGCAAGGCAGCGCGGAACCAGCTTGACGATCTTGATCTTGTCGCTGCCACAGTACGGGCAGTGTTTAATCGGTGGGGCGGTCATGAGCTTTGCTTCGTGATGTTGAAATGCTGATTCCTCAATAGCTCAGCGGAATCATCGAAGCCATGCGACTCGAGTAATTTAGAAGCGGCCAACAACTCAGCGGGATCAAGCCGCTGCGATAGCACCACAGCTTGACGATCTGGGCCGCTGTTGGGATAGGTCCAGGTACGAGGTTTTTTTGGGTATCCGTTTTCGGTGTCTTGCTGCTCAATAGAAAGCTTTAGGGCTATTGCAAGAAATTTAGCTAGTTGCTCACTGACTTGATCAACTTGCACCTTGCGCATCTGAATTTGCTTGCGAGCGTGAGCATTTGCCAATGGATCGATTTCGCGATCCTTTGGTAATGGCTCAAAGCTTTGGAATATGTGCGGGCTCAAGTCAATAGCGCAACAGATTGGTTCGCTAATGAGGGCGCTTCGCAATCCAGGCGGTTGAAGCGTTACATGTATTTTCCAGTCTGCACCGTCCATCTATTTGCCCTCAAAATCTGAATCTCTTGAAACTCTTGAAACAGTTGAATCTAAACCGCGCAGCCGCGTATTGCAACGCATTCTATCGGCTCTAACCTGCAATTCATGGAAGGTGAATTTGCCAAAACGATGTTGCGAGTAGGAACCTATCACAGCCCTGATGGAGTTGTGACGGTCACCCCCGAACGCTTGCGACATTGGGAACGGCAGGTCAAGGCTATCCAAAGCGTAGGGTACGCGATTCCTTCGCACTTCGACCACAGCAACGATGAAGAGTTACTCACTCCCATCGCTGAAACCGAGTTGCGAGCCAAGCGAAGCCGATC